CGCCAATAAGGCGTTTTACGGCGAGGAAGCCGGCGGCGAGAATGAACGCAAGTTTATGGACATGCTAAAGGTCATCGAGGTGCGCGGTGGCACCGCCAGTTCGGCGAAATTCCACGAACAAGCCAACATGGTGCAGAAGGTCATTTCCGCCACCGGCGGACGGGTCGGCCCTACCGAGTGGCTAAATCTGATCAAGACCGGCGGCATCGCGGCCAAGGGCATGGACGAAAAATCCTTTTACTATGAGCTGGAACCGCTGGTGCAGGAGCTGGGCGGCTTTGGCGTCGGTAACGGTTTGATGTCGAGCTATAACAATCTGTACCAGGGACGCACCAGTAAGCGGGCCGCGATGAACCTGGACAAGCTGGGCCTGATCGGCGATCACACCAAAGTGAAACACGACAAGGTCGGGCAAACTGCCCAGCTTGATCCTGGTGCGCTGCTGGGTGCTGATCTCTTCAAAAAAAGCCAGTTTGAGTGGATGGAAAAAGTTCTGTTGCCGCAATTGGCGAAAAACGGCATTACCAGCAAGGACAAGATCCTCGACACCATCGGCAGTCTGTACACCAATCGCAAGGCTGGCGACCTGATGGCGAACATGTACTTGCAACGCCAGCAGATCCATAAAAACCGGAAATTGAACGAAGGCGCCTACGATGTGGACCAGCTCGAACCGCTGGGCCGGGAACAGGCCGGCGGCAAGGAGATGGAGACGTTAGCCAAGCTAGCTGATCTCAAGTTGACCATGGGTGAAAAGATCCTACCGCTGTATTCCCGCGCCATCGATAGCGCAACCGCTGCCCTGGAGGGCTTGAACGGCTTCATGGCGCGCAATCCGGCCACGGCCAAAGCGATGATTGTCGGTTTCGGCGTACTTGCCGCCATCCTGGTGGTGCTGGGACCGTTGATGTTGGGCCTGGCTGCCTTGATCGGTCCTTATGCCATGTTGCATGTGCTGTTTGCCAAGATGGGGATAGCCGGCGGCGTGCTGACGCCGATCCTGCGCGGCATCGGCTCGGCCTTCCTGTGGCTAGGCCGCGTCCTGCTGTTTGTCGGTCGGGCCTTCCTCATGAATCCCATCGGCCTTGTGGTGACTGCAATTGCGCTGGCCGCCTATCTGATCTACCAATATTGGGAACCGATCAAAAGTTTCTTTACTGACCTGTGGGACGGCGTCGGCAACGTGTTTAATCGTGCCTGGGCAGCGATCAAGGGATTCGCCGGCGGACTATGGGCGGACGTGCAGCAGGCGTTCGCCGGCGGTATCGGTGGCGTGACTGCTCAGGTATTGAACTGGTCGCCGCTCGGGCTGTTCTACCAGGCGTTTGCCGGCGTGATGAGTTGGTTCGGCATCGAGCTGCCCGCCAAGTTTAGCGACTTCGGCTTGAACATCATGCAAGGGCTGGCGAATGGGATCACCGGGGCGCTGTCGACCGTCAAGGCGGCCATCGGCGGCGCCAGCGACAGCGTCGTCGGCTGGTTCAAGGAAAAGCTGGGCATCCATAGCCCTAGCCGGGTATTTGCCGAGCTGGGCGATTTCACGATGCAAGGGCTGGCGGTCGGGTTGCAGCGCAGCCAGGACAGTCCTGTCGAGCAGGTCGGCGGCCTTGCCAAGCGTCTGACTCAACTTGGCGCCGGCATTGCCATCGGCGCGGCCACCATGCCGGCGCTGGCCTTCGATATGCGGCCACCGATTGCCCCGCGTGCCGCCGGCGCCAGCGTCGTGGTCCAGGGCGACACGATCACGATCTCCGTCACCGCTGCGCCCGGCATGGATGAACAGGCCATTGCCCGCGCTGTGATGCTGGCGATGGAACAGCGAGATAGGCAGAAGGCGGCGCGGATTCGTTCCAGCCTGTCAGACAATCACTACTAAGGATTTTTACCATGATGATGGCCCTGGGCATGTTTGTCTTCAGCCTGCCGACCCTGGCTTACCAGGAGTTACAACGTAAAACCGAGTGGAAGCACCCGAGTACGTCTCGGGTCGGCGCCCGCAACGCCCGTCAGTTCACCGGCAAGGGCGACGACACGATCACGCTGTCCGGCTGGATCGCGCCGGAGCTGACTGGCAGCGTCTATTCATTGGATGCATTGCGCTTGATGGCCGACACCGGCAAGTCGTGGGTACTCATTGCAGGCACAGGGCGCATCCTGGGGTCGTATATCATCACCGGCATGACCGAGGGCCGTACGGTGTTGGGGCAGGATGGCGATGCCGGCAAGATCGATTTCTCCATCACGCTGGAGCGTACCGACGAATCTGTGCTGGGCTTGTTGAATACCCTGGGCGACCTGGGCAGCATCAAGAATATGCTGAGCCTGGAGGGCATCAGCAACACTGTGAACAACGCCGTCAATACCGGCATATCGACGTTTAACAATGTCGCCAACAGCGTGGGGAGCTTGTTCTGATGGACTACCCCGCCCCTGCTTTCAAGATCACGCTAGACGGCCAGGACATTACTGGCAAGTTCGCGCCACGTCTGGTCAGTCTGAACCTGACCGAGTGCCGAAACGACAACGCCGATGAGTTGAGCATTACCCTGTCGGATACAGACGGCCAACTTTCGCTGCCAGCCAAGGGCGCCAGGATCAACGTGCAGATCGGCTGGCAGGAATCGGGCCTGGTCGACAAGGGCGTATTTACGGTCGATGAGATCGAGCATAGCGGCGCGCCGGACGTGTTGACCTTGCGCGCCCGCACAGCCAGCCTGATCGATACTTTCCGGCAGCCAGTAGAACGCAGTTTCCACGACACCACGCTGGGCGCGGTGATTGAGGTGATCGCGTTTCAGCAAGAGCTGAAGGCTGGCATTGCCGAGGCGCTGCGCGGTGTAAAGATCGTGCATTTGGACCAGACCCGCGAGAGCGATGCGGCATTCCTGCGTCGGCTAGGCAAGAAATACGACGCTGCCGCGACTGTGAAAAATGACACGCTGCTGTTCATGCCGGCGGGCCGCAGCAAGACGGCGTCGGGCCGCGACTTGCCCGTGATCCGAATCACGCGCAACCTGGGCGACCGGCATCGCTACCATAGCGCCGAGCGTGACAGCTACAGCGGCGTGCGCGTGTTTTGGCATGACGACCGGCACAGCCTGCGGCGCAGTGTAGTGGCCGGCCAGCCAGGTAACAGCAAGCGGCTGCGCACGACCTATGCTAGCGAGGCCGACGCCCGCGCTGCCGCCGTCGCGGAGTGGCAGCGCATCCAGCGTGGCGCCGCGACCCTGGAATTGTCGCTGGCGCTTGGCAATCCCGCGTTGATGCCCCAATCGCCCGTGACTGTCGCCGGATTCAAGACCGAAATCGATCACCAGGACTGGCTGACTGCCAAGGTCATGCACAACATCAGCGACGCCGGTTTTACCAGCAGCATCGAGCTGGAGACGCGAGCCGAGGAAGCGGAAGTTGAGCGCGAGGATGAGATCGATCCAGATCCGGGCATTACCGGCGTGTTCGCCAAGTGGCGCGACGTTGCCACGAAGAAGACCGGCCAGGAGTTCGCACCATCGACCGGCATGGGCAAACATGCCACGCCGGCAGCCGGCGCGACGGTCAGTACAAAAACACTCCAGCACGTCTACGCCAACAAGCAAACCGCCGCACGCGCTGCGAAGCTCGAATGGGGAAAAATTCGTGAGCGGCGCGAGATCATCAAGGAAAATAGTGACGGCCAATCGAGCTGATCACCAGGGCGTCGTTACGTCAGTCGCCGCGAACTGGAACGCGACCGGGGCCGAGATTCCGTACCCCAGTAGGGCCGCGTACCTGGTCGATCCATAAAGCATTCCCGGTACGTGCCGTTCGCTCCTCTAGCACGAGCACCAACCACGTAAAAATGCCTGTCTGATTCGCAGTACGATGCCGGCACTATTTTGACTACTGTGGGTTCCTGGAATAGCGGCCAGCTTCCAGTCATCAGCGCGGCCATGAATGCGGCTGACTGTAGTTGGAAGGCGCGTTTTAAGCGGCGGTTGCCGTTTGACTGTTGGTCCGTAAGTAATTCAAGCACTGCCGGCTTGATCACATCCAAAGCATCCGACATGATCACCATGTTGCCCATGACCAGTTGCCCGATACTCGCGACGTCTTTTCTGCTCCACGCGCAGAATCTATTCCAAATTTTTTTTAGGCTTTTTAGTTTTCTTTTCACCGTGCACACTGAAGGTTTGTGGCGTGGTGACATCTCCAGAGATTTGCTGGCCGATAGTAGCGCTATGAAACACTACATGCGATTTCGTTTTTTTCAAGCTTGTAGGCTCTGGATCGCTAATTCCTTCTGCAACACCAAGGACACGAGCCTTCCCCTTTACATCTAGCGACCGATATGTCACGAGTAATTCATTCTCATCTTTTGACAGGGTCGACGTTGATGCAATGCCAGTTACAACGAATTGAATATCTACACCAATTTCGGCGAGGGAACGAAGGTATTCAGCATCTGGCGACCGCTCATCATGTTCATAGGACATTTGCGCCCGCCGCTTCATTCCACAGACTGCGGAAAAATCATCTTGACTCATGCCTAAGCGCTGACGCTCTTGTTTCAATCTAAAACCAACTGTAGTCATATAGGTATTTTTAAGGTTGACATGTACCTTAATGAGCACTAAGATTTGCGTCATTATCAGTAACGACTCCAAATGATACCTTATGACACTTAATGCAATTGTCCCTCGTGACCCAAAAAAATCTAACGTCAAGGCAATACCAGTGCGGTTGGAATCTGACGAAATGCAAAAGGTCGAGCATTTCGCAAATAAGGGCACTCGTTCACGCGCCTCCATGATGCGCATTCTCTGCATCCTCGGTTTGGAGCAATACGAACGCGATCAATCCGTCAAGCAATAACTGCCCCGCCTTATCTCTAGCCGACCGGAAGCCCAAATGAGAGTTATCAGCATTCCTTGTCCACATTGCCATCATCGCGTGCGCGCCGCTAAAAGCCGCACCATGTCCGACATGATGAAAGAGATCACCTACATGTGCCAGAACCCGGATTGCGGCCACGTTTTCGTTGCAAGCCTGGAAGTATTGCGCACCTTGTCGATGTCGGCTATCCCGAACCCAGATGTACGTATCCATGTATCGCAGCATGTCCGCAATGCCTGTGCCAATCAGTTGGCGCTGACCCTGTGAGCCGCCCATGACGACACCTCACAGTCTAGCGCCGCCGTAATCCCCCGCTAGTTCGTTTTACCCCTCCCGTTGTTACCTGCAACGCCTGAATTCAGGCTGCGGGATTCGCTCACCCTGAAGAAAGGTAAATCATGTCAAAACGCATGTATTTAGACCAACTGAAGCAGATCACTGTGAAGCCGGTAAAAGCGCGTCGTCATCCAGACGCATTTATTGGAATTTTCTCCACCCAAGAAATCGTGTTCCATTTTGAGGATGGCAGCAAACAAGAATTGACGCTAGGCCTGGAAGCTGGCGTACATGCTCTCGCCCTGGGCGACCTGGTCACTAACGAACAGGTGACAGCATGAAACAACTTAAACAAGTTCTCTTCGATTTCGCCGTAATGACATTCGGCTGCCTCCTGATCATGGCAGGTCCGTTGCTGCAAGCCTTCGGCTTCATCAAGGGGTAAGCCATGGCTAATCAATCTCAACACGCGCACCAGGACATTGCGCAAGTGCATCTAGAGCACGCCTACGTAGTGCTGGCCGGCGACAAGGAAAGCGTGCGCGCCGCCCGTTGGAATGGCATCCCGCCACGCGACCGCCAGATGCTGGCGCATATGTCAGGCATAGGCAGCAAGAAGGGCGACGTCCCCTTGCAATCACTGAACGCCTTGGAGCGCGGAAAGCTGCACTGCGAAGCCCGCCGACTACTCAAGCAACTGCAAAACGTCCTGCGCTGCGCGCAAGGCGGTGAACTGCCTTGTCAGTTTCCCGCAGCGAGTCACGAAACGGATGGTATCGCCGCATGAGTTACCGTTTCTACTCCACCGACGCCATCACCAGCCTGCCGAAACGCATGGGCCGCGCTCTGCGCGATCTGTTCACCCGCGAAGGCATGGACAAGCACGAACACAAGGTCGACGTAATCGACGAAATCTGGTCAGCCGATCATTATTTGCTGCCGCTTGATGCTCCTGATGAAGCGCTATATCGTGCTGCCGACAGTGCCGCCCGCGAGTGCTACCAGTTCTGTGCCGCCCTGCAATCCCTGGATGCGGTCCTGTCCGCAATTCGCAATCTCTGTGATCGCCTTACTGTGGCACCGCCGGCGGGCGAGGAAGAGAATGAAATCATCCGTCGCGCACTGGACAAAGCCTGGTGGCTACGTGGAATCCGAAAAGCGCATGCGCGCCGTTGCGAACATATGGCGATCCGCCTGGGGTTCACCAGCTACAAGACTGGCCCCTATGTCAGCAATGAAACCGCTTATCGCCAGCAGCGTCGCAATATGCAGAATGCCAAGCTGCTGGCATCCATTGAGCTTCAGAACGAAAACGGCCAAGTCTACAGCCTGGACGCCCTGGCCGCGCTCGGCATGGCAAACAAGTCCAATCGGCGCGGCGAATTGATGACGCGCATACGCGGCTTTGAGGAAATCGCTTTCGACCTGGGCCATGTCGGCCTGTTTGCAACGATCACGGCGCCAAGTAAATATCATGCCGTGTTGAGCAAGAGCGGTGAATCGAACCCCAAATATATCGAGTTCGGCGAACCCACGCCACGCGATGCGCAGTTGTATTTGTGCGACGTGTGGAAGCGCATCCGTTCCAAGCTGCACCGCGACGGCATTCATGCTTACGGCTTCCGCATCGCTGAACCACATCACGATGGTTGCCCGCACTGGCACATGCTGATGTTTGTACCTCCTGAGCACCAGGAGCGCTACGAGGCGATCATCACGGCTTACGCTCTGATCGAAGACGGCGACGAACGTGGCGCCGATAAGAACCGGGTCAAGCTGGTCCGCATCGAAGCCGGCAAAGGCACTGCCGCTGGCTACATCGCTAAATACATCGCCAAGAACATCGATGGCGAACATGTTGGCGATCACCACATGCGAGAAGACGGTCGCACCTACATCGTGACCGACGACCTGGCAGGCGACGAATTGCTGACGCCTAGTCAGCGCGTGTGCTATTGGGCGCAGACCTGGGGCATCCGGCAGTTTCAGCAGGTCGGCGGCGCACCTATCGGCCCCTGGCGCGAATTGCGGCGCGTCAAGAGCGAAAGCATCATTAGCGCACCCGACGCCGTTAAATCGGCCTGGCAGGCAGCCCAGACCATTAAAGCAACTGAGGTCAACATCGTTGACGGCAAGCGCGTCGAGACCGTCAAGACGATCAAGCAAGCCTCATACAGCGATTACCTCCGGGCACAAGGTGGCCCCCTGGTCGGACGCAAGGGGCTGGTCAAGATCGCCACGCGCAGCACCGTGGTCGAGGGCAAGTACGCGACCTATGAGACGGAAAAGCCATGCGGGATTTATCACGCATGGAATCCTCGCGCAGTGTACGAATCGGTCCGTTATCAATGGACGGTCGTCGGCGCCGCCAAGGCTGTGGCTTTTGACCTTCCTTGGACTGGTGTAAATAACTGTACGAAAAAATCCAAAAAGAAGATTCCTACTTCTGTTTTGACGCCGGAGGAATCAGCGGCAATTGCAGTTCGGCTTGCAGATTTCATTGAAAAAAATCCGCAGCCGGCATATCAGCCCACCGATTGGTCGGCGATAGAGAAAAAATCGAAAGACCTGGAACGGGAAACCAAAGATTTTGCAGACGCGATGAACACGCAATGTGAGAACACGCGCCGGCAGGAATCGGCGGCATACGAAAACCACGACATGGCGGCACGCAAGCGCCTGGTCACGACCTGGGCAGCTCTTGGCGCCTGCCCTTACCCACGAATTTTTATGACTGAGAAAGACCTATGAAAATACTCATGCACGCTTGCCTAAATTCGCTTATGGCGTTCGCCATGCTTGGCATCGCCGAAACTATCCAGCCGACGTTAAAGCGATTCCAGATCCGCTACCACGGCGTACTGTCCTACTTCGCGGCATTGGTCATTGTCATCTGCCTGGTGGTCGGCTTGCTCCTGGGGGCTTTCCATGAATAAGGCAAATCAAGATATCAGCGTGAAGGTGCGCGACCGCGTCACATTCGACACCGACGAAGGCATCCAGGCAGGCTACGTCAACGACCTGCGGCGCGACCTGGGCAATGGCGAACTGCACGCCTGGATTGAGCTGGAACACCATTTGCCTGGTTGCTTCCGCGCCGTGCCGGTCTCGGACATTCTGACTTCTGACCAGGTCGGGCCGCCTTCGACCTTCTACATCGGGCCAGATTGGGCAACCTGCGCCGCTGGTGCCACCGGGCTGTCAGTGGTCGATGCTACGGCCCAGCGCCTTGCACGTGCCGAACGCGCATTGCGTACCTACGGATTCACCGACTGCGGCGGCCAGGAATGGATGCCACCAATCGCATATCGGCCGATTGAGATCTTTGACGTGCGGCATTTCGAGGAAGCCCATCAGTCGGGGCTGGATGATGCGCGACGCGGCGAACACGAATTATTTCCGGACGAAAATCACCCCATAGACGGTCTTGAAGGTGACAAACCGCTTTGCCGCTTCCATTTCTTTGCCGATGACGGCGACCCTTCTGTCGGCGAACCAGGCCGCACCTACTGGGCATTGTCTGCCGATCAAAGCGGAACAGAGCTTGCGCAACTACTGGCCGCTAGCGCCCCAGTTGTGACGAATGCGCAAGCCGTTGAATTTGCAGACAGGAACGCGGTAGTGGTTGAGAACGCCTATGTGGCCTATGCCGGCGAACACCTGGATCACGGCGCCGCGTATGCAATTGCAGAAGCAATGGCCGCACCGCTCAATGACTTTCACATTTCGATAAGGGCATAGGAATGATCAAAGTATTTCTTGATAGTTCTGAAATATTTGCGCTGACAGGCCGAAAGATGAAAGGACGGCAGATAGACGCATTACGCAAGATGGGTATCCCCTTTTACGTGAACGCAACCGGACACCCGGTTGTAACTTTAACCGCTGTTGAAGGCCGCAAGGAAGAGCCGATACATGCAACTTGGGAAATGCCGGAGTAAAACATGGGAAGAAAACCAACTACAAATTTGAATTTGCCGCCGCTCATGCGCAAGCGGACGCAGAAGAGCGGCAAAGCCTTCTACTACCTCGACACGGGTGAGAAACCACGCAAAGAAATTCCACTCGGCGGAGACTACTTATTAGCATTGCAAAAATATGCGGACCTGAGAAAGACAGCCAAAATCGACAACGGCGTCTTCGGAAATGTGATCGAGCGCTACATGTCCGACGAATTGCCGAAGTTGTCAAAAAACACGATCAACACGCACACATACGACATCAAGCACCTGAAAAAATATTTCACAGATGCACCTCTTAATCAGATCCGCCCAATGCATATTAAAAAACTTCTAGAAAATCTCAAAAGCACGCCGACAACCGCTAACCGGTGCAAACGACTATTTTCGACTTTGTGGAATCATGCACGCGGCTGGGGCTATACCGATCTAGAAAATCCCTGCACTGGCATCAAAGGATTCAGCCTAGAAAAGCGCACCGTGTACATCACCGACGCAGTTTTCAATGCCGTCCGCAGTTGCGCTAGCGAAACGCTGATAGATGCCTTAGACCTGGCCTACCTGACCGGTCAACGTCCAGCCGACACTCTCAAAATGAAGGCTAGCGATATTGCAAATGGGTTCCTGCTTGTAGACCAGGGCAAGACGCAAAAGAAATTGCGTATTTCCGTCACCGGGGAACTGGCAACCGTACTTGGCCGAATAGTCGTACGCAAGGCGCAGCATAAGATTGAAAACGATCAATTGTTAATGAATGGGGACGGTAAGGCATTCACCCTGCCCGCTTTGCGCAGTCACTTCGACCGGGCGAAAATCGCAGCAGCCAAGCAGTCGCCAGAGTTCGCCGCAGATATAAAAGCCTTCCGGTTTTACGACCTGCGCGCAAAGGCGGCGGACGACACATCGGATGACCGTGGTGACCAGGCTGCAAGCGATCTGCTGGGACACGACAATGTTAAAACAACTCAACGGCACTACCTCCGCAGAGGCAAGATTGTAGAGCCTACAAAGTAGGGAATATTCAGTTTTTGCGGAGCGCTCCGCAATTCCGATAATTTTAGACTTTCAGAAACAACTAAATTTAGTTTAAAATCAAGGTCTTGCGGGTGTAGTTCAATGGTAGAACGAAAGCTTCCCAAGCTTTAGACGAGGGTTCGATCCCCTCTACCCGCTCCAGATCAGCGTTGGCGCCCGTCTCCA